AATAAGTTTAATTGTTTCTGCCGCTTTTACTTTACCTAAATGAAACTGTGTAGTTTTTTCTGTATATTTTGTGTTTAAATCTGGGTGTTTACCTGCTAATATTTCAGCTTGTATATCTTCCATCTTTTTACCAGAAGCATACAAAGATTGTATTTTATCCATAGCTTCATCTTTTTGTTGGTCAGCATATACATTACCTAATTTCATACCAACTTCACCAGTTTTTTGTAATGCTTTTGCTAATTCCATACCTTCAGTTGTTCTTGCTGAAGCTACATAGCCCTCAAAGCCAGAGCCCATGTATTTATTTTTTACTCTTGATTTATATTTTGCCATTATCCTGTTTTTGGTTTTGTTGCGTCAGTGTGTGCTATATACCCTGTTCCTGCGGTACTAGCTATATCTAATAGTAATCCTGTTCTACTAGGTTCTACAACTGGTTGTAAACTATTATATACTTTAGACATGTTTGCGTATGCGTCAGTAGTTTGAGCGGCAAGTGTAATCATGTCACCTTTGTAATCTCTATTTATTTCTGTGTATTCATCATTATACAATGAACCTATATCTTGAACTATAGCTACTCTATTACCTGCATTTAAGTTAAGTGCTTGTGCTAATTTCTTTTTAGATTCTTGTTTTGTTTTAAATTCTGCTACTGCTTTTTCTTGGTCAGCTTGTACTTTTTCTTGGTCTATTTTATTAATGTCACGCATGTAAGCCACTTGTGCATTTTCTCTTGTTCTATCATTAGCGGCACGTTTACTAGCGGCTAGAGCTTTTGCTTCTCTATGTTCTTGAACTTTACCTACTATCTGCACTCCTGCCATAGCGGCTTGTATACTACACATGTTTTTTATTGACCTCTTTCATCATTAATAAAAATGGCATTTTACCAACGCCATAGTTTTCTATATTTTCTTTTGGTTCAAATCCTAAGAACTGTAACCATTTTAAACTTTTCCAATTTCTTTTATCTACAAAATTGTAAATGTATTCATAACCTTGACTCATTTGTGCTACCCAATAAGGACACTCTTTTAAAAATTGTTTAGTATGTTTGAATAATTGTTCACTAGATAATAACCACGCAACACCATATTCAGGTAATTGTGTAGGATTACTACCAAACATACCAATAACACCTTCTTTTTCTGTTCCTATTATTGTGTATATTTTTGCATTGTCATAAGTAAAAGGCATGACTAATGCTCGTAAAGGTGATATACCTTCAGAAGCCATAATCTCTTCTCTGTCACCTTTTCTAATTTTAGGAGATAACTCCAACGCATCTGCTAATATAGCTTTACGTACATAATTTTCTTTAACCATTATATCCTTCTTGAACGTGAATGATAATAACCTTCAATCTCAGCATCAGCTATATACACTGGTAAATGAGAATTGCTTTTTATATCCATCACAAATTCTGTGTTTCTACATTGTACTGGAACTCTTAATGTTCCTGAACTAATAGCAGGTTGTCCTACAAGAGAAGAAGACGTACCTATAACATAACCATTCATTATAGTTGTAGACTTATCTCTATTGTTAGGTGTTACTTCTACTTGAAAAAATCCACTATTCTCAAAGTTAAATGAGATGTTTCTAATCTGGTATCTTCCTGAAGTAACTGCTACCAATCCTCTGCCAGTATTTTCTCTGACATATTGTGTAGACAATCTGTAGACAGAACTGTATGGTACACCTATAAATAATGCGGTATGATTACCTTCTATAGTATATGTAGAGCCTGTTGTATTTGTGACTGTATAATTAGCACCATTTGTTTTATCTACTGCTATTAATCCTGTTCTTGCACCATACGGTGAAGTAAATGTTGTTTTATTAGTTGCACTATCATACGTGCCTGTAACTGAAGTTTTTAAATCTAAATACACACCATGTCCTAATGTTGTGTCTTTTAAATTTCTTAAATCTATTTTAAATAATTTTGTATTTGTTCCTTCTGCCGCCATAACATACAAGAAACTTTCTAATGACATTACACCTAATATTTTAACACCACTAAACTCCCATTTAGCCCACGCTGTTTGTACTTTTTCACCTCTGTCAAAGAAATATTTATATATAAACATTGTATCTGCATTAGTTGGAGCTACTGCTGTACCTGATGTATAAGGTGCAGTTTGTGAGTCTGCTGTGTCAGAACAAAGTACAGCTAATGTATCTTCTGTAGTGTTACTAACAATTTGAAAAGCATTAGTTGGTATAAGACTTTGTACTGAAACTGTAATATCTAATCCATCATTTGTTAATGTATCATCATCTGCAAAGTATTCTCTAATTGCAGTATTATTATTTCTAGCTTGTGCAAAGTATGCAAACTTACCTGCTGATACAGGTTGCACTGTGTCATCATGTTCAAATGAAGATACTTCATTAAGTATAGCTGTAGTAGGCGATATAGTATCTCCTGCACTATCTAATTTATATTGTGCTGTATCAGAAAATAAAAGTAAAGACTCATTAAATCCTACAGAGTTTTTAAGTGTATTTACTTGTGTTCCTGATGCCGCAATATCAATAGGGTCAGTATCTAAAACTTGTGTTGTTGTAGTTTGAAAGTAATTAAAGAAACTAGCATTTTCTGTTAATACTAAATTTTCACCAGACAATATACCTAATCTATTTTTATAAAATGTTAAATTTTGTATAGTCTTACCAATAAAACTAGGGTCAGCATTTGTATCACTATCTCCACATGTTCTATCATCAAAATCTAATTGTTTAAATGTAAACGTACCATTATTATTATTTACCAATGCGTGTGGCATAGTAGAGTTATCTAAACCTACAGATGTTGCAGGTGCAATAGTTTCGTTCCATACACCATTACCTTGAAATGCAACATAGTAATCAGACAAAGTATCACCTTCGTCACCTGTTACTTTTAATATAACTCCAAGTTTACCATAATAAGGTAAGTCACTAAAATCTTGTATTTTATCTCTTATAGCATACATGGCTGTGTTACCAGAACCATCTGCTGTACTTACAGTATAGTTTGCATTACCGTCAGTAGGTTTTCCATATATAACTGAGTCATAACTTTCAAATGTAAAATGAGAAGTAAACCCAGAATAATTAGCTAAACCTTGTGAACTAGAAACTGTTGCTCCTGTATCTGTTCGTACTACTTTAAATCCTATACCATTAGCCGCACTATCCCAGTGTGTACTAGATGTACCATTTAATAATATATCTTTAATTTTGTTTGTATCTCTAAACTTACTATCTGTAGAAGCATCATTACCAGTAGGTAATTGAAATTGTACCTCTAACTCTTGTGCCATGTTAGGGTGTTTTAATGCTACTTTATATTCTCTACCGTAGTTTGTTAATTTAACATTTATTAAAAACTCTTCTACTTTAGCCGCAGTTGTTGTAGAGTCTGCCGCTACTGTTGTTGCTGTGTTTGCAATAAATGTAAAATCTGCAATGTTTACTAATTTAAAATTTTGTTTTGGATTTGTAGAAGTAAGATAACTTGAACCACTTTGTATTGTTACAGTTTTTTCATTACCTGCTAAATCCCATACTTTTACACCACCATTATAAAATGCTACAATGTATTGATTGTTTTCATCTCTTTGTATAGACCAGAACTTTGTTGTGTTAGGATATAAATTAGTGTTATCTAAAGTTGCTACAAAATCTAGCGGTGGTCTTTTTGACAAACCATCTACAATATTGTTTGCAAAATTAACTTGGTCTTCACCTTGATTTATTCCTCTTTGTGTAGGTGTCTGTTGAGACATACCATTAAGGAAATTAGGTATAGACTGAGATACCACTCCACCCATTAGTAAGTCCTTCTAGTTGTTCTGTTAATTATAGAAAATGTATTAGAGTCACCATTTAATATATTAGTGTCAGATTCTTGTGCTTCTGATTGTTGAAATGCTACTAATGCTTCATTTTCATCTTGTCCAATTAATTGTGTAATTGTTGTATCACCAATAAATCTTGAAGCAAATCTTCTTGCCGCTTTCATTGTAATATATCGTCTTGCGTATTCTGGGAGATGCTCAAATTGTTGGACTAGAACTATGTCCACTGAGTTAGGAACACTTGTAAATACATCAGTATCTTTTTCCATATCATATAGAAAACCATTTCTGATTGTAAGATTTATGTGTCTAATAGATTTGTTTGCGTCTATCTTTACACAGTTTGATGGTAAAGGTATTTTACTATCACTATCTAAAGATAAAGACTTATAATTATAATTAGTGTTAAAATTCCAACCTTGCGATTGTATTGATAAAGACGTTTCGTCAAGAATATTTTTAGCGACTGATACATCTACAGTTGTTGTACCTGTAATTGAGTTTACAGGAGCTTCTCCTATAACGCTCAACATAGTATTTACTGCTTGTAACTCTGTAGTTGGTGTAATTTGTGTTGCCATTGTTTTCCTTTATAAAGTAGAAAAGGGGGATTTGACTCCCCCTAATCTAATTAGTATTAAGAAACTATTACGCTTCTTTAATACCTACAGCCGCTTCTGGTCTTAATACACCATGTCCCATAGCATATTTAGCAACCATTAACGTACCTTGTCTTCTGATGTCGTACTCTTTTTCAACACCTAAGTCCATAAGTTTAACTGTACCTACAGCACTTGGGTGAGAAACTAAAGCAACGAAGTTAGATAGGTTCACAGCTTGTGGAGTTGAACCACCTGCTGTAGCCGAACCTGCGTCTACGCCAGTTGTTACGTTAGAGTCCACAAAATGAGGAACTGGTATTAAATCAATTCCTGCAATTCTTAGAACTTTACCTTCAGCGATAGAACCTCTACCACTAAAGTCTACGTTTACTGCATTTGTTGCGTTAGCTAGTTTGTAGTATTCTTCCAATCTTAGGAAGCATTTTCTGCCTTCGGCAGGAACATAATTTGCATCAAGCTCTTTAGCCGCCGCAAAGATTGCATCAATCATTGCATTAGCCGCAGTGCTGTCTGTAGCACTAGCAATGCCTGTGTTAGTTATGTTACTTGTAGCGTCTCCACCAGTTACGTTTGCACTAGCTAGAGATGCTTGACCGATTGTTTGTAAGATATGCTTATCTTTTGTAAAAGCTAATGCTCTTCCAATTTCTTGTGAGTAAGCACTTCTTACGTCCCAATGGTTTTTTGCCTCTTCAATATTTGATAAGAATACTGATGAGATTAAAAGGTCATTAATTGTAATAACCTTTTCGTTGTGGTTTATGTCTGAGCCAGTAATTTCTGCTCCTGCTGTGTGGTAAGACGCACCAACTCTACCCATTACTGGGAAAGTTGCGGACTTTCCTGATGAGATACTTCTCACCATGTCTGCACCTTCTGTTTTTGAAGCTCTTTCAAAAGAAGTTAATACTTCTCCTGCGAATACTTTTAGAAACAGAGCGTCTTCCGTACCGCCAGAGTTTATTTGACCGACTGAGACTGGACTTGCGTTTGCCATATTTGTCTCCTTCTCTGTGATTATGACGTTTATTTATAAAAGCCTCTTCAATTCAGTTATTTAGTCAAGATTGTCTACCGCAGTAGGTCAAGTTATTTGGCTAAATTGTTTTGGCAGTTGCCACACATAAGTGTTGCACAACTATATTAACATTTCCACTTTTTTAATGCTAATGACAATCTGTCTTTTCCAGTATTGTTACTAGCCTTTTGTCTTTTTCTCATACCACGCATACGAGCACAAAAAGATTTTTTTCTTGAGCCGCCTTCTGGTTGAGGTCTTTTTAGGTTCATGCCTTGCGAATTGTAATATCTTCGTCCTGCTTCATTTAAACCGCCGCTAGGATTTTGATATTTTTTTGCAACCATGACTACTTTTTCTTACGTGTCTTAGCCGCTCTTCTAAAATTAGCGGCAGTAGGTGCACCTTTAGCTCCTACTTTTCTCATCTTTTCACCACTACCTGCTTTGATTCTTTTTCTCTTAGCATGTATGTTAGCGTATAATCCTCTTTTTGCCATGATTATTTCTTCCTTTTACTATTCATTATTTTCTTTTTCAAAGCCATAGGTAGTCTTTTTTGTCCACCTTTTAATGCTTTGCTTGGTCTTCCTTTTTTAGAACCGTATGTTCCTTTTCCCATTGGCATGTTTATTTCTCCTTTTTAGGTTTATTTGCTTTTGCTATTAAATCTAATTCTTCAATAGCATGTTTTGCATGAACAAGTTTATCAAAGTTTGTTTTTAAAGTTTTGACAAAATTATCATGGTCTGCAACACCAACACTTTTTTGTAAAAAAGTATCAATGACTGCTGAAGCCTCAGACTGTTCTGCTTCATATATCTTTTTTAAGACACCTAACCACATATTATATCTCTGAGTTAGCTATCTTAGCTTTTACTGCCGCTTGATAAGCAGGGTCTTTAGCATATCTAGGGTCAGCCATTGCTTGAGTTACTTCAGCCCAAGATGCGTAACCTTGTTCTGCAACTGGTGTAGCTTTACCTTGTACTAAATTAGGTTCAGTACCATTAGCCGCTTGATATTTAGCTCGTAAACCATCTACTGCTAATTTTACTGTGTTCATGTCTGCACTGTTTACTGCCGCATTGTATGCTTTCTTTTCACCATCAGACATATTTTTAGATGCCCATGATGCCATTTCAGAATAGGCTTCATCACCACCTACCATATCTTTTACGGTATTAGTTTGTTGTTCACCTATAGCTTTTTGTCCTGCAATAAATTGGTCAACGTATGCTTTTGGAATACCTGACTTTTCTAATGCTTTATATGACTCTTCACCTAATTGACCTTTTTCTGCGTACTCTTGTGCTAAAGTATCAAAATTTAATCCTGCATTTTCTACAGTATCTTCAGCTATCTCTAAAGTATTTTCTTGTTTTGTTTCTTCTACTTTAGGTTCTTCGCCTTTTAATTTTGTTGCACTTACAGGGTCAACTTCTGGTTTTAATTGAGATTGTTCACCAAGTTTTTTCTCAAGCTCAGAATAACTTTTAGCCATTTCTTCTACTGACTTAAATTTTTCTGGTAAGCCTTGAACACTTTGTGTGGACTGTTTCTCTTCTACTGGCTTTTCGCTAGTAGTCTCTGCTTCTTTTATTTCTACTTTGTCTACCATTATGTTTCCTTAACTATTGTTGTTTAGATAAATTGTTTGCAACTGGTGCTACAGCTTTTTCAGCCATATTCATCATTTGCTCGTTTTGCATTTGCTCTTCTTGAGCCGCCGCTTCCTGTGCTAATTGTTCTTGTGATTTAATTAATCCATCTGTATCAATACCTAAACCAGTAGCAATACGTTTTATTAAATCATCAGGGTTTAATGATTGAACAACCGCAGGATTTATTTGAGCTAAGTTACCTATCTCAGCTACAAATTCTCTTAATTTTTGTAAATCGTTACCTCTACCTAGAGCTTCAATACCTGTAATAATAGTAGGATTTACTGAACCTTTTGGTAAAGTTGGTATTTCATTTGCTGATTCCATTCTTTTCATAAGTATTGAAACTAATGGAAGTTGGAACTCTTGTGATAATAAAGAATATACACCACCCATAGCAGTTTCTAATTGTTCTGCCATATATCTAATCTCTTGTGCTGTAACTCTTTCAGCTTGTCTTTGTATAGCTGTGTGTAATAAGAAAGCAAATGATAATCTTTCTTCTAATTTTGCTATCATTCTTTCAACAACTTGTAAGTCAAATTGTTTTTGTGATTGCAATACAGACACATCTTCTGCTGTACCAGTTATAATGTCACCATTTCTACTTAATGATAAATCTTTTTTTCTTGTTACTGCATTAGGTCTTACAAGAAATACTACTTTACTAGAAGCCGCCGCAGATTCTACAAGTGATTGTGATAATCCTTCCAAGCTCTTGAGGTCTCCCAAGAACTCCTCAACGTAGCCTCTTCCATAGTCCTCATTGTCAACTCTAATCATTCTTAGAGCTTGATATGGTAATCTATCTTTTTTAAATTTACCAATAGTAGATGGTATCTTAATACCATTAGCTTCTTGACAAACATAAAATTCATCATTTGGTAATTTATAAACGTGTGTATATAATTCTACTTCTTCATCTTTTTTATAATTAGGGTCAGTCATTATTTGTGCGGCAACATCTTTGTCTAATGCCATTACACTCATTTTTTCTTGCACAATAATTTCACATACATTTCCTGAACTATCTCTTTGACATACATATTGAGTTAATGGAAATACTCTCATGCTACCTTTTTTAGGTAAATAAGTAAGTACATTACCTGCAACAATTAAATGTTTTAATGCTTCAAATACAGATACTCTTAATGATAATTGTTCTATTTTATTTGTTACTTCTCTTTCAATAGTAGCTAAAGATTTTTCTACTTCTGATTTTAATTCTGCTCTCTGTTGTAAATCTTCTTTTGCTTTACCTGCAATAGATAATCTAAAGAATGGTGAGTTTGGGGGAAGTAATAATAATAAAAGTTTAGAAGCTAAATTGTTGACACCCCTAGCTCCTACTGATTGGAAGGGGTTATATAAATCTGATGAGTCTGTAAAACCATCAGGTTGAATAAGAGACGGAATAGTTAATTCAGAGCACTCTTCTGCTCTATCTAAAAAATGTTCTCTATGTTGTTTTAATTTTGAATAACGCTGTTTTGCTGTACCTTGTGTAAAATCGTTATCCATGTATTCCATTTATTAAGAAATATTTAAGCCAGAACCAGTTGCTACGTTTACACCTGAAGTAGTTTGTAATGAGCTTGTTCCTGATTTTTTAACTTTTTTCTTTTTCTTTTTAATGTCTTGCTCGTCTGCTGTAACCAACTGTGGTGATAATTCTTCACCTACTGTCTGTGATGTATTCACAGGCATTGGCGGAGCAGGTTGTGGAGCAGGGACTTTAGGTCTGCTAGTACACATATTTATTTCTCCGTTCTCTCTTTTAAGTTATTAATAAATTTGACAACATCACGCTGTCCTGCTTTAAAATAAATAGTCTTAGTATCGTCTTTTAATTCAGGTGATTTTTCAGGAAACGTCTCATTTAATAGTTTCACTAAATCATCTACGTTACTTGGTAATGTTAAATCTTCCATAGTTTTATTCGTCTAAAAAGGGAACTTTACTTCCAAAGGTCTCCTGTTACTGTACCTTTGTTGTATTCTGTTGCTCTGTTTTCAAAGAAATTAGCATGTTCTACACCATTTAATACCCAATCTAACCAACCTAGAGGGTTATGTTTTACACCATAATTAGGTTTTAATGATAATTGTAGCAATCTTCTATCAGCTATATATCTAATGTATTGTTTAACTTCATCAGAGTTTAGTCCTCGTATACCACCCATGTTAAATGCTAAGTCAATAAATTTATCTTCTAAATCTACCATATCTCTAGCTGTTTGATAGATGCTTTTCTTAAATTTTTCTGTCCAAATATTAGGGTTTTCTTTTATTAAAGCATGAAATAATTTAATCATACTTTCTACATGGTGAGTCTCATCTCTTATAGACCACGTAACTATCTGACACATACCTTTCATTCTACCATATCTTTGAAAGTTAAGTAACATAACAAAAGAAGCAAACAACTGTAAACCTTCACCAAAAGCAGAAAAACAAGCTATCTCTCTAGCTAATGCTTCTAGTCCTTTACCTTTGCTTTCAAATAAATAGTTATGTTTATCAGACATTTCTTTGTATTGTTGAAATGCTTTGTATTCTTTATCAGGTAATCCTATTGTATCATTAAGTAATGAATAACTATGTGCGTGATTAGCTTCACTTGTAGCAAATGAAGACAACATCATTCTTATTTCTGGTGGTTTAAATTTAGGTATGTATTTATCTAAATATGCTTGAGCTATATCTACATCACCTTGAGTAAAGAATTTAAGTATTTGTGATATTAGATTCTTTTCTTCTGCTGTAAGTCTTTCGTTCCAGTCTCTTACATCTTCATGCAATGGTACTTCACTAGGTAGCCAGTGCATTTTTTGTTGCATGTCATAGGCTTCAAAAGCCCACTCATAATCAAATGGTTTGTAGTGTATACGCTCTTTAAATAAACTCATAATTTATCTTTTAACTCCTCTAAGTATTTTTGTTCTTCTGCTAGTTTCTCCATCTCTATGTTGTCTGACTGCATGTCAGCTTGTTTCTTTTTCTTTTTAAAGATAGCATCATAATTTTTTCTATACTTATCACTAGGAATATGTACGCCATCTCTAATCTTATAGTCTTTAAAGCCCATAAAATAATTCTATCCCCTCTATTACTATTATTACAAACAACTCTACTGCTAAGATAGTATGATATACTGTCCACAATACAGTTTGTTTCTGTTTCTTTTTATGACATTGACATTTTTTAGGTTTGTCAATATTGTCAAATAATTCTGAATATGTCATTATCCCTCACACGATAAACAATCAGCTTCAGGTATGATTGTTCTTTCTATTTTTTTAGACACTAACTCTGCACGTTTAATTGCTTCTGAACGACAGTAGTATAGTGTTTTTAGTTTACGTTTCCAAGCTAACATGTGTATATCATGTAGCTCTTTTACATTTACGTCAGCAGGTACAAACACATTTATAGATTGTCCTTGACAAATATATTGTTGTCTGTCTGCCGCATGTTCTATTACCCATTGTTGGTTAATCTCAATCGCAGTTTTAAAAGTATCTTTTTCGTAATCAGATAATTCTTTTATATGTAAAACTGAGCCACGATTGGCAAGAATTGAAGTCCAAGTAGTATCATTATTAATTCCTTTCTTCTCTAATAATTTTTCTAAATACTTATTCTTAACTAAAAATGAACCTGACATTGTTTTTTGCACATAGGCATTTGCTCTATATGGTTCTACTGAAGGTGAAGTAGTGCCACAAATAATAGAAGACGAAGCATTAGGTGCTATAGCTAACAAGTGTGCATTACGCATACCAGTACCTTCCATGTCAGGTGCTTCACCTCTTTTAATCGCTAGTCTTTTAGACTCTTCTACTGCTTGTTCTTTTATCTTTTTAAATATTTTTAAATTTAATGACTTAGCTAATACAGATTCAAACGGAATACCTTTAGATTGTAAGTAGGCATGAAAACCCATAGCTCCTAAACCTAAACTTCTTTCATTGTTTGCACTAAATCTAGCTCTAAATAATTCTTCAGGTGCATGGTCAATAAAATATTGTAACACATTATCTAAAAATCTAATTAAATCTGGTATAAATAATGTATCATTCTTCCACTCATCATACTTTTCTAAATTTACAGAAGACAAACAACACACTGCTGTTCTATTGTCACTTGTTGGTAAAGTAATTTCAGTACATAAATTAGAATGATGTACTTCTAAACCTAATTTTTTTTGTGTTTCAGGTAACGCATCATTAATAGTATCAATAAAAGAAACATAAGGTTCTCCTGTTGCTACTCTAGTTTCTAAAATCTTTTGCCATAACTCTCTAGCAGATACAGTACGTACAACTTTTTTTGTGTGTGGGTCTATAAGATTCCAACTATCATCATACGTAGGTTCTTTTATACAATTATCTATTAGTTGCATAAACTCATTACTAATGTTTACACCATGATGTAGGTTAAGACATTTTCTATGTACGTCACCACCACTAGGTTTTCTCATTTCAATAAATTCTATAATCTCTGGGTGTGATATATCCATGTATGCCGCATAACTACCACGTCTTGTTTTTCCTTGAGAAAATGCAAGTATCTCTGCGTCTACTACATGTAAGAATGGAATAGAACCTGATGATTGTGAACCACCAGATGTCATAGTACCATCACTTCTTATGTGTCCCCAGTAACCACCAATACCACCACCAACAGAAGCCAACCAAGCATTTTCTGTGTAGTGTCCTGTTAATCCTTCTCTACTATCACCTACATAATTTAAGAAACATGAAATAGGCATACCCCTTTTACTTCCTGCGTTAGACAAAACAGGTGTAGAGTACATAAACCATAACTTAGAAGCATAAGAATAAATACGTTCAGCCATTTCATCATTATCTGAAAATGCTTTAGCCGCTCTAAGAAATCCATCTTGCGGTGAATCTTCTGTAGGCAATAGGTATCTATCTTTTAATGTTGTCTTACCAAAATCAGTAAGTAATGCGTCTCTGTCATAATTTATCATAGTCTAACTCTTTCTTTCTTTTTTAATATATCTATAAATTCTGCTCTATCTATTACAGCATGGTCAACCTTGACTGGTTCAAACTCATCTAAAAATAATAAAACAATTTCTTTATCAAGACTACCACATGTATAAACATCTAGCTGTACTATTGCAGGAGATACTTCGTCCCAACAATGTAAAGCTATGTGTGATGTCTCAATACATTGGACAGCAGTAATACCTTTATTGTTTTCCGTATCTACATAGACAGCAGTAGGTCGTCCAAGAGGACGCATACCTATTGCTTTAACTAATTTACGCAACCACTTCTTTACTTTACGTATATCTTGTGGTGGCTTGTTTACTTCTGCCCTAATGATTATGTGTTTGTGTTCCATTATTTATCGCTGATTTTAGTTACACCTTCTTTTTCTATAATGAAATCAATGTATACTTTTGCTTTTTTTAAATCATCAATACCACCCTTACTACGCCAACGTGTTATATATTTCACAACATTACCTTCGCAGTACGTGAGACCATTACCTATAATATAATCAATAGGTTCTATCTCTTTATTAGTATAGTGTGGTGGATTTTTTATTGGGTCTATCTTATCTGCCATAACTTTACCTTACCTGTTTTTTTGTTATAGTCACCATGCCTTAATATTCTAGCAACTCTAGCTTGAGCTAGTGCCTCTTTAGCAGTGTAACCTTTGTCTTTGTATATACCTTTTACTATTTTCCATAAGTCTTTTAATGGAACATTAGTATATTTTTGTATAAGTTTATTTGCAGTGACTACACCAACACCTTCAATGCCGTCATAGCCATCAACTTTATCACCAGTCAATGTCTGTATCATAAAGTTATAGTCAGCCATTCTTGGTGGTATTTGTTCTACATTTAAACCGTCAGCAGATAAGTTACATGGTACTGTTCGTAAATCTTTATCTATACTAACTACAATTCTTTCTTCATTAGTTGGCTCAGTTGCCATGATACCTAACACATCATCAGCTTCTAAGTTAGCCCACATTACACCATTATGTTTTTTCATAACATACTCACGCAATGCTTTTAATGTCATTGGTTTACGCTTCTGTCTTCTGTTATCTTTGTAAGAGGGTAAGACATCTTTTCTAAAGTTATTCTTATCTGTTAATGCAACAACATAATCATCTGCACTGAATGTAGAACCTAAGTCATCTATCACTGCATCTACGTCTGCTTTACATTTATTCTCATCACAATGTAATGTCCAAAGACCATCACCCCAATGAGTATCTACTTCGTTATTAACTGCAATCTGATATAATAAAATATCACCATCAATTAATAATACTTTTCTACCTTTTAGTTTATCACTCATAATATTATCCTATGTTCTTTTTTAAAAATAATTCAGCAAGAGGCACTAGAACAAATCTACTTCTATTACCATCACCGCCGCTTTTAATATTCTTGATATATTTTTTTGCCAATTTTTTTACTGTTGAAGTATCAAATATTAAACGACAATAATCTTTATCACCGTTGGCTAATATATGAACCCAGTAGTCAGCCTCAGTTGCCATGATACCAGATGGTTTACCATAACATTCTACTTCTATTGCAATGTTATTAGTTTTAAACCACCAGTCTCTTTCTGTTTTGACTTCCATTTTGGTTTTGTCTTTATCAAGAATAGATACAATTCTGTTTTCTCTCTCCTGTCCGTACTTTAAATCTTTATCAAATTTCTTATTCATTAATGTGTTCCACTCCAATCATTTCCTATTTTATATTCTCCTGTTAAAGGTAGTCTTAATTGGAAGTGTTCGCCAGTACATTGTATTGCTTTGACAGCTAACCTACCAACGGTCTCTGCATCTTTTTCAAGACACTCAACCTGTATTTCGTCATGCACCCAAACGACCTGTTGGGCTTCAGGAATATCCTTAATTAATTTATCAAACTCAACAAGCCATTGTTTACAAACAAGAGCTCCTGAACTCTGTAACAATGTATTGAGTGCCGCATGAGCTGAACGAACTTTAATCTGTCTTTTATCAAGACCAATTAAATGTCCTCTCTCTGCCGCTAATTGCACTTGCTCTATTAATTTACTTAGAGCAGGTAAGTTGTTTAAGAATCTTTTTTTAATCTTAGATGCTTCACTAACTTTTTTACCAGTTACTTCCGCAATACGTTTAACGCCACCACCATATAAAAAACAATAGTAGAAACGCTTTGCTAAATCTCTTGAGTCTAATCCTGCTAGGTTTTGTGTCTCTGTATGTATGTCACCATCTAATACAACTTTTGTATATTCACCATTGTCATACTTAGACATAAAGTGTGCTAACATTCTAACTTCTAATCCTGATATATCTATACCTACTAGCTTCTTACCACTAGGCACAGTAAATAAACTTCTACATTCTTTACCAAATGGTACGGACACGCTTGGTACTTGTGCCATGTTAGGAAACGAATGACTTGCACGTGCTGTTACAGTTGAATTAGTATTACATGTGCCATGTATCTTACCATTCTTTTCATGTTTCAACCATGCTTGTGTGCCTGTAGCTAGTTGTGCAATTCTTTTATCTAATAAGAAATGTTCGCATAAAATTTTTGCTTCAGGATATTCCAGTTTACTTAATACAGTATCATCTAGTTTTGGTTTACCATCATTAGTAAATTCTTTAGCTTCCCAACCATACTTAGTTTTTAATCTGTCAGCTATGTGATGACGTGAACTAGGATTAAATACTGTAACTTTATCTTTTAATTGTTTACCTGTTTTTTCTGATACTCTCTTCTCTGTAATAGGTAAGAATATTTTTTGTAGTTGTTCTTCTAACTCTATCCTTCTAGTATTTAATTTAGTATATAACTTTTCGGCTTCCTCTTTATTAAAAGTAAAACCATGTTGTTCTTGTCTAAATATTAACTCAGCAACATTATGTTCTAAATCCATTGCTTGTTGAGAGTAACCTTTTTTCTCAATCATATTGAATAAAGTGTGAGTAACTTGAACATCTTGAATACAATACTCTAACATACCCACACTAAATTCTTTCCAATCTGTATCAAACTGTTCTTTATATTCGCCCACCCTGTTACCCCACGCTTTCAAGCTGTGTCTGCCAATACAGTCTCTTGGAAAATTCTTATGTTTAAAATCTTGGTCTTTAATATCAGGGAATAACAATCTAGTTGCTACTATAGTATCAAAAACTTTTGCTCTTGATTTTAAATTATAAAACTTTTTAAGAACTGGTATGTCAAACTTGATAATGTTGTGACCAATAATTAATTCTGCTTGTTCTAATTTCTTTACAGCTTCTTCATTATTAAGATGAAGTATTTGTTTAGTATCTATATCTTTTAAAATAATACAATGAACTTTTGTAGCTGTATCTAAAAATCCATCTGTTTCTATATCAAAACAATATCTCATAATTTTATCTTTTTC